TCCATCGTTATCAACGACGGGTATTTCATTCCAAAAAATAGACTGTAAAAAACCTAAACTATTATCGTCGCTACCTAAAGCCCCAGTAGCTTGGTAATGTTTAAAATTAACATTTTTGTATCCAGTAGCATTTTCTTCTCCGATATATTTGTAGTTTCCACTAACAAGCCCTTCCATGCTGCCTTCGCAAAGTAGATCAACAACCTCTGCGTAAGATCTTGATACTACGGTGTTGTCAGCAGATGCGGCTGATGATCCTATTTTAACTGCGCTTACATCCGTGACAATAGGACGTGCTTGTTTTTGTTTTTTCTTTTTAAATAAACCCATGGCTATTCTCCCCACTCCCTCACTCTTGAGGCTAGAAGGCCTCCGGCATTAGGTATGTTATATTTTAACCCGTAATCCCCTAGACCCCATGAGCTCTTGGGAACGACTTCTGCATCAACATCAACCGTGTCTTGAGCAGACTGAATAACATGACTCCCTACTAGCAGTCTTCCGTATCCAACAAACACAGGGCCGCCTTCTCTTATTGTGTTTTCTGGCCCGTTAAATAAATAAGATCGAGAGCCTCCTGACTCTATTTCTGTAAAATCTCCAAACTTCGGCATAGGAGTTAACAAGTTCGTAACTCCTGCTGCTACCAGCCCGATTCCTCCCAAGACTAAAGCTCCTTTCATTCCTGCGCTCAATCCAGCTCCTAAGCCGAAAGCCCCGACTCCTGTTGCTATCAAAGCAACTCCTACTACAATAGTTAAAATAGACATCAAGTCATCAGAGCCCTCTATAATAGGGACTATATCTATGGTTTTTATAGAGTCACTTTTTATCATTAGCTCCGAACTGTTTAATCCTTCTAAAGTGTTAGGGTCTTTGCCTTCTTCGATTCCGAAGTCGCTGTCGTTTATAAGAACTCTATACTTAATATTTTTCTTGTCGTTTTCAATCAGATTTTTATAGAGTTTTTTAGTGTTAGACTCAACTCCTCTAATTGCCTCGCCAACGCTTCTTGCGGCTAACTTCCATTCAGATTGACCTAACTGGTCTCCTAAAACTCCATGAAATTTTATATTAATTAAGTTGCTCATGCCTGTATATTTTGCAAATTGTTTTTTGATAAGGTTTACTTAAAGGTTCTATGCATAAGTATTTGTTTCGGGGGTGGTGAAGTATTTTTCCTTCTCCTAAATAAATTGCCACATGATTAGGTCCTCTATTTTTAATGTATTCAAAAACTATAACATCATGTTTTTTTAGATCCTCAGTTGGATTGATTTCAATTATAGGTAGTTCAGGATTACTTTTATTTAAATTAAATAAATCTTGGATTAAGCTTGGGTTTTTTTGATGCCATGTGTGGTCTTTCCGGCTATTTGGAGAATCTGCCAAGTCTATTCCAAGATTCTTGTAATATTCTTTAACTACAGTATAACAATCAGATTCACCTATTTTAAATATCTTGTCGTAAAGAAATGTTTTGTCTCTATCAGGATCAAATGCGCTAAATGAATCCTTTGTTGAACAATAAAGTATAAATGCAATTTTATGAGACCTGCTATGGAGTATGTCATTAGGAGAGAATTTATTATTATCTGAATTGTGGGAATGGTATACAGCTTTTATCGAGCCTGATCTGGAGGCTCGAAGGTAATCTCGAGGGAGTATAGAAAAGTGATTTTTAGGTGATTCAGAAACATTGGAGCATTCAAAGACATCAATAGAATTATCTTTTTCTACCAGTAAGCCGCAGCACTCTTGAGTTAAATCCTTTAAGGCGTGTCTTTTTATTTTTTCTTTTATGTTATCTTGTAAAATCATCCTTGCCTTTGTATTTTCCTAGCCGCCGGGAAGCCTCCAAACGGGAGCAACCCTTTTACCTCACTAGATCCGTCCGAATCTTTTCCTAGCGCGCATTTAGAACCGAGAATCACTTTCCCTTTAGTGCTTCCCCATCTCATTCTGCATCCTGTAAGAGTTTTAGAGCACTCGTCAGCCTCCCAGTAGTCGGAGTTGGGGGGGAGAATAGCATCGGATTGAGGAGCTCCGTTATCTTTAATACATACAAAATAATATTTTATATCATCTTTTTCCAAGAAAACCCACTGGCCTTTTGTATAGCCTGCAGCTTGCCCGCTAGAGTTAACTGGATTTTTTTCCCAAAGTCCTCTATCGCTGCCTCCTGCTGTTGAAAGTCTTTCGTCTTTGTCATTAGCTACAGGAAGTGTTTTTTTAGGGAGCCCTGTGCCTTGAGTTTTGGTTACCGTAGCCCCGGCTGCTATGTGAAGACTGTCAAGTTCGGCTTTTTTTAATATAGGAATAGCGTCTCCGGGCGACGGTGCTCCTGCGCTAAAGTTGGTATTCCATTGTGCCTCTTCGGCTTCTGTTGCGTGTTGATACCAACATCCTATCCCTCTATATTGCCATACGCATTTATCTGAGTTTATTACCCTCTTAGGAATCTTTGTTCCTTCTAAGTCGAGTATAGAGGAAAGTTGGTAGGTGATAACACTTTTGTTTTCGGTTTGTTTCCTTTCAATGTAATAAACATCTTTAGGCAGTTCTGCGTAAGGGTCGGGTTCGTACCCTTGGGGAATCTGTTGAGATTTCTCTGAGAGATTAGCCCCTGAGAAAAGCGTAAAGTTGGTTTTATCTAAATATTTAGCGAAGGTTCTACGCCGAGTCACTGTAGATCCTATTATGTCGCCGAATTTTCTTATCTCATGCTTTAATAAAGCTAGCTGATCCATGCCGTTTTCAGATTGGCTTGAAATAGATAAGCTAGGTTGAGGTAGCGTGCCTTTTGTGGTCGCTTCAAATCCTTCTGCTGCAATCGGGGCTGGATGGTAAACTTTTCCTTGCCACACGATATAAGAATTAAAAACATTTACGTTATTATGAAATCTTAAAATGTTATCATTTAAGTCAATACGTCTACTTATGGGGTTTTGCCTAAATTTAGCATTCATTTCTTGCTGTTCTGCCGCAAGCGTAGTATTTTTTGATTTTACCAACTTGCTTATATCTATTTCAAATAATGTTATTAAAGCGGATGGGGTCAGATTAGTGAGCTCAAAATTCAAAGATTTAATTGAGGATTCAGCTCTAGTATTATCTATCTCGTAGTCGGGCATCGATTAGTTGGAGGTGTTGGTTTCTACAAAATTAGCTTTTATAGTATAATTATTGTGAAAAGTGAAATTACTGTTGAAGGTAGGGCAAATAAATCTTTTTTTGTATGTAGCGTCTGCATAAATAGGTGGCAGCGTACCTACAACAAAGGATTCTGTTCCCTTCCGTGCTTTTAAAAACTGCAAAATAGCTGTAGCTTCTTTCTCGCTTCTCATGTCAAAACTAACATTAAGTTTAATCATTTGGGTAAAAAGTCCATCAGGGTTTCTTTGTTCATAACCGTTGCCAAAAGCGATAGTGTTTACCTTCGGGGAATGATCCGCGCTCAAGTTGTAGGAGGCTGTCCATATAAAATTAGGCGTAATTTCACCATTACAATTTGTATATCCTCCCCAATATTGATTATTGAAAGGAGCGGTAGCGGGTGGGATGTTATTGGCGGGGACGTCCTTAAGGGCGTAGTAATAATTAATAGCTTTGGGTACGCCGGTGGTTCCTATAGATATTTTTTGATAAACTATATCATCTTTATAATAGATCCGCGAAGCGTTCCACTGATCGATGTTGTATATGCTAGACATTTCTCCTTAAACCTTTATTTATTATATTACACACAAAAAAGAGTGTAAAATAAAGATAAGGCAATGTTAGGAAGAATAACAAGGGAGGCTGAGAGCCTCACCATAAACGGTAGCGGAATACAAGGAATTGAATCTATTTCGGCAAATTACAATTCTGTAGCTAAACCCCTATCTAATTTAGGTATAAATCACATACAATTTGCCCCTCAAGGCCCTCAGCAAGCCAATTTAACAGTAAATACCCTGTTAACTCACACGCTAAGTCCTTCAGCTTCAGTGACCTCTTCTGAAATTTTGTATAATTTCACTGGAGAGTCTCCTTTCAGCGGCGAAGTGACTCATGGCGGTAAAAA